CGCCCTGGGTGTAGACCGGGATTTCATACCCGGCGTTGGCCTGGGCCACGCTGATGTCTGCGGCACAGACCACATGCCAATCGGCAGCCGTGCTGCTGTGGGTGGCCACGTTGCCGGTGCCGACCACAAGCAGGTCACCGCGCTTGTAGGCGGTGCCCGCGGTGGGCTTGACGTTTTCAGTCTGCACCCCGTCACCGAGGATCAGGTCCGGATTGCTGGTGTAGCTGACGTCGCTGTTGAAAATGGCCATTGGTTATGCCCCCTTCATGAATGCGTTGAATTTGTCGTCCAGCGTGTTGCCGGTCGGCTCCTGCCCCCGCAGATCGCCCTGCATGGCCTGGGGCAGCGGTGGCGCTTTGGTGGTGTTTGCGGTGCAGGCCTCGATGGTGCTGACGGCCACATCAAATGCGGTGGCGTCCTCGATCTTGGCCAGTGCCTGTTTTTGCTCGTCGGTCAGGCTGACCTTCTGGGCCAGCGCGGTGATCCGGCTTTCGCGGTGCTGTTGGGCCAGCGCCTTGTTCTGCGCCTCCAGCTCGGCAATCCGAGCCTGCGCTGCTTGCAAATCCATGTCTGTCTCCTCGGATTGTGCGGGTGGGGTGGGTTTGGGTTGGGTGGCCATCGCGGCGATGCGCATCGGCATCAGGGCTGCGACAGCAGTTGATTCGGTGGCTGCCGGGGCATCCTGGGCCAGCAGGCTGTCGGCAAATCCGGCGTCAATCGCCTCCTGCCCGGTCATGTAGTGGTCGGTCTGGTGCATCAGGGCGGCAATGTCAGCCTCCGGCGTGCCGGTGCGGGTGGCGTAGATGCCGACCATCAGGCTGTCGAGCTTGTCCATCACTGTGGCCATGTCGCGCATGTCCTGCGCAGTGCCCCAGCACAGCCCGCTGCTGTTGTGGATCATCAGCATTGCGGCCTTGGCAATGCGGACCTCATCGCCCGCCATCGCAATCACCGAGGCCGCAGAGGCCGCCAGCCCGAGGACATTGACAACAACCCGCCCGCTGTAGTTGCGCAGCAGGTTGTAGATGGCCAGCCCCTCAAAGGCCGAACCGCCTGGGCTGTTGATGTTGACGGTCACGTCAGCACCGGCGGCCTGATCCAGCACCGCCTTGATGCTGCCGGCCGTCACCGGCGTCTCGCTCCAACTGTCGCCGATCACGTCGAACACGTTGATCTGCACCCCCTCATTGCGGGCCAGTGCGGTGGGCCGGAACTGCTGCCAGTGCAGCAGGACCAGCGGACTGAACGGCTGGCTGCTGGGCGGCTCCAGCGTCGCCTCCGGCATGGTTTGTTTACGGCGCATAAAAACCTCGGGCATGAAAAAACCGCCCGCAGGCGGTCATGGTGTTGGGTTGGTGTGGTCAGTACAGCGTTTCAGTGGCCGGGCGGCTGGTCAGCTCCAGCGTCAGCAGCATCACCCCATCCACCATCGTTTCCGACAGGACGCGGTAACGGCTGCCCGTCGTCAGCAGCACGGCATCAGCCAGCGCCAGTTCGGCCAGATCCACGCCGCCCCGGTTGACGCGCACCCGGACCTGTGCCGTGGTCGCTGGCATGGCAGGCTTGGCCAGCCGGTTGCCCTCCAGCTCCACCACTGAGCCGACTTTGAGCGGCATGGCGTCCAGATGCGACAGCACAAACTCCACCGGCGCGGCATTGGGGGCCACCCGGGTCAGCTCAGCCACTGCATCCCGGACCGTGGACGCCGCCAGCGCATCCGCAGCGGTGCCGGTCTGGGCACGGGCCAGCAGGTTGTTCAGGTCTGCCCCATGCTCGTCCAGATACGCGGCGGCCATGTGCAGGCCCTCCGGGCTTTCCAGCCCCAGCTTTTCAGCACGCAGCACGGCGGCAGGCAGCTGCTTGGCCACGTCCTCGCTGAGCGTGGGCAGGGTGCGCTTGAGCGTGTCCGCCACCTGTTCGGCCAGCGTCAGGCTGTCGCGCCACTGGCTGATGGCCGGGGCTGCGGACTGCGGAAAGTCGTTCATGGCATCCCTCACTGCCTGCTCCACCAGATCGTGATATGCCGCAGCATCGGTACTTGGCTGGGCTGCAAACCCCGGATCGGGTGGCCCGTTGTCAATCTGACCATCCGGGGTGATGCCGCGTTTGACCGCCTGCGCCTGTGTCAGGCTGATGACTGAGCACCGGCAGCGGTAGCCACAAGGTGCGTAGTGTGTCCGCCACCACGGGTGGTCCCGGTGCAGGATGGTCCCGTTCCAGGCCCGGTGGGCTGGACGGGTCCGGCTGTCGTTGATCGCGCTGTACATCCAGTACACACGGCGCGTGTCCTGCAACTGCTGGTTCATCCGCCCCTGGTTGTAGGCGGTCTGGATGTTGGTCCGAAACACGTTGTCCAGCCGATGGTCCGGCAGGTGCAGCAGGTCGGGCCGAAGGCGCACGGCCGCCTGAAAATCAGCAAACGTGCCGCCGCTGGCCAGCGTCTGGTTCACCGCGTCAATAACATGGCGAATCTGCTCCAGACTGGCCAGCCCGGACACCGTGGTGGCGTTCAGTCGCGCCTCAGGGGGCAGGCTGTAATAGTCCTGCGGCAGCATGGGCGTCCGGGCCAGTGCAACCCGCAGCGCCTCAATCGGACTGATTTGCATGGCCCACCTCGCTGTCTGCCCAGCCCTGCAGGTCCGCCACATACAGCGCATCGCCCAGCGCCCGGTTGAACTCCTGCCGGGTGGCGGTTGGCAGTAGCTTGAACAGCTCCCGCTCCAGCTCGCCAGGATCGCTGCATCTTGCGACCAGCTTTTGCATGGCCTTGGCTTCGATCGGCTGGCCAGCCTGGGCAATGGCCGTGTCTGCCAGCTGCTCCAGCTGCTGCTGTTCTGGCGTGAACCGTGGCCCAGCCATCAGTGACCGGGCCGCGATGGGCAGGCCGGTCTGCTGTGACTCCCCAGCCACCGCAAAATGCTCAGCAGTCAGGTTGTATTCATCCTCGAAATACTGGCGGCTGAACCGCACCCCGACCCCATACAGCGTGGCATCACGGGCCGCCCGCTCCACCTCCAGCCCCTTGCCGTCTGACATGGAAAACACCACGTCACCCGGCGCGTAGCCATTCCAGACCAGCAGCGCATCCACCATGGCCTGCACCGTGGGCGTCACCAGCTGGATGTCGCTGTTGCGTTTGTCGATGCGCACATCATTGTGCACCGACCCCAGCGCCCGGTTCCCGCTGCCCCCATCGGTGCCGCTGGTCAGGGTCTGACCGAGAATCACCTTCTGGATACGGCGGATGCTGGCCGTCTCGAACTTGTCGAAGCTGTCGCCGTTGCTGCTGCTCTGGATCGCCTGCACATCGTCATCGTGGTTGAGGCCCAGTGCTGACTGCCCATGGGCCTGCAACAGCGCCTGCAGCATCTCTATCGGACTGCCACCCTCACCGGCCCGGCCCACCAGCAGCGGCGCACCGAAGCGCTCCAGGAACTTGCCCCAGAATTTCCAGCCCTCATTGCGGAAGAACCACGGCCAGTACAGTCGCGCCAGCAGCGCCTCACCGCGCGGGTTGTCATAGGTCGGGCTGTTGTAGGTCGCAAAAATCCGCCACGGGTACTGCTCATGCACCCGGACGCCCTCGATGCCACCCCGGCCATCGGCAGGGAAAAACCGCAGGTCCCCGCCGGGTCGAGGCTGAAACCAGCGCATCGGCAGGTCGCTGATCGCAGACCAGACGTTTTGCCCGCCCTCACTGACCCAATCGGCCCGGAGGATGCTGTACCCAAAGTAGCGGGCCTGCATCGCCGTGCGCAGGATCACCGGCAGCCAGCGGTTCAGCTGGGAAAACACCAGGTCAGCCGCCTCCCCCTCAGATGGCTCCAGCCGCCACGGGGTGACATACAGGGCGTCATTGCGGGTTTCCGTGGCCTGAAAGATTTCATCATCGCCCAGCAGCACCCGCAGCTGCTCACGGGATACCCCAGCTTTCTGCAGCACCACGTCCGGCTCGGCCATGCTGGTCAGCTGCTGCAGCAGTCGGTCCTGGGTGAAATCGGCGGCCATGCCTGCCGACACCACGGCCGCACGCTCAGCGCGCCGCGCCGGTAATGCGTTGCGTTTTTTTGCCATGTCAGAAAGTCCTGTTGCCACCGGAAGCCAGTGGTTTGCGCTCTGGCTTATTGCGGATGATGGGTTGAAGTGCGTAGCGGATGGCATCCCAGCAGTGGTTGTGGGCATCCACCACCTCGGTCAGCACATCCCCGGTCAGCCGGTCTGTTTTGTAGCTGTAAAGCTGCGCCTCTTTGAACGTCTCGGTGCAGCGCTCATGAATGACGATGGCCCGATAGCCACGCAGGTGGGCAATCCCATCCTCCACGCTGCCCGGCCATTTCTCCACGGCGGTGATTTTTGGCAGCGCCGGACGCACACCGCGCCCGGTTGATTTCACATGGCTGATTGTTTCCGGCCTTGCGCTGTCTGCGCGCACCGTGTGCTGCTCAATCCCCGGCAGGCGCTCAATCATGAACTGGGCAATGTCGTCGTTTTCCAGCCCGACCCGGCAGGCCTCATGCTCGACATACAGGGTCTGGTCGTGAATCCACAGCTTGACGCCTGCGGTCGGGTCCTGAGAAAAGCCCCAGTCGATGCCATAGTACGGCCCGCTCCAGTCGGCCTGCGGCACAAACACCCCCAGCCGGTACTTGCCGGACAGGATTTGGGCGGCGCTGTTCTTTCGGTATGCCCCATCCCAGACCCACGCATAGGTCTGCGGGTCCAGACGGTCAAAGTCCGCCTGCCGCTCCAGATCCAGCACGTCAGGAAACCACGGATTGTCGGCATAGTTGAGCTGGACGATCCTGCCACCCTCGGGGACGCGCTTTCTGAATCGCTCGTCCGTGGGGCTGCCGTCCTTTTCAGGGTTCCATGTCACCCAGACTTCCGAATCCTTTTCCCGCACCGTGGGCAGCAGTTTCATCCATGCGGTTTCGCTGACGTTTTCAGCCTCATCAATCCACGCCACCAGAACGCGGGCCTTGGATTTCAGGCTGTCCACGTTGTGGCGCAGGCCGACAAACACATAGCTGACTCGGCGGTTTTTGGTGCGGATGTAGCGTTCGCCCATCTCGAAGTAGCTGTCCAGCCAGGGCACCGAGCGGATCGCCTGCTTCACTTCCTCCATGCTGGAATCTTCCAGCGAGTTCATGAACTCACGGCCGCACAGGATGACCCCGGAGGTCCCGGACTCAGCCAGCCGGTATGCCCAGATCGCCGTCATCAGCGCAAACGTGCGGGTTTTCCCGGAACCGCGCCCACCATAGGCCCCACGGTAGCGGGCCTGACCACTGAACACCGGGATCAGCTTCGGGGGCAGCTCAATCTGTGCCTTCATTGGTTCCACCCTGTGGGGCCACCAGCTCGATCACGGTCGGACGCTGGGCTAGGCTGCCATCGCTGGATGTGCTGTCAATGCTGCGCTGATTCGTATACAGCCCGCCCACATCCTTGGCGGCCTGCTCCAGCGCATCCATGAGCAGCACGGGGTTTTTGCTGTGCCGGTCAATCAAACGCTGCAGGTGCTGCAGGCGAACCGTCAGGTTGGCGATGGGCACATGGTTCTTTGGGTTTTCCAAAAACTCATTCCGGGTCGCCCAGAACTCCTCGCGCAGATCCTGACTGAGGTTCTGCCCGGTGCGCTTCGTGGGGTCGTACTTCGCAACTTGCTGTCGGTCAACGACAGTGCCAAATTCTTGGTTTACGAGATCGGCAGTTTCCTGGGGGGTGTTGAACACCGCCAGGCTACGCACCACAAAGACTTTGACCTCCTTTTTGAGTGTTGCCATACCAAACCATCCGTAAACCCTCGTAAACCTAAACGGGCAAAAAAATCAGGCCAGCCTGAGCAGGCAGGTCCCGCACGCCTGGGCAATATTGGCCCGCGCCACCTCGGGTTCCTGCCGGGCCAGCTTGGCCATGGTGTCCACAGAATCATTTGCCCCATAGCGCCGCACCACCCCGTGAAATTCCTCCACGTCATGGCCACGCAGGCGCAGCACTGGCAAGCCAGTCTCACGGCTGAACTTTGGAAGACCAAAACCATCGAGCGCTTGCGCGATGTGATACAGCTCGTGCTCGATCAATGCGCAGAAATCCGCATCGCTGCACTCGGCCACATATCCGGCAGCAATCGTGATCAGGAAGCGCGGCACCTCACCGAACCACTCTTTCAGCTGCTGCTCCTGCCGCTCCCGCTTCCAGCCCCCAGCGGCAATCATGACCTGCTCGCACTGTCCCATCACAAAGTGCATGCCTTTCGCAAACGCTTGAGGGGCCCATAAAAAACCAACCTGCCCCCAGGACAGGTGATGCAGGTGCTCATGGTCAGGGTTATAGAGGGGCATGCCCTCGGTCATCAGGTGCATCTTCACCCAGGCAAACAGCTCAGGGGCTGGGATGATCCTGCAAAGATCGGCAGGTGGATACGGGCGCGGGTCCATGTATCACCTCAAAAATGGTTGCGGGAGCCGGGATCGAACCGGCGCAGGTCGGGTTATGGGCCCGGTGCTCTACCACTGAGCTACCCCGCAAAAAAAAGCCGCTCTGGACCTGCGGCCGCCCAAAACGCGGGCATAAAAAAACCCCGCCACAGGGCAGGGTTTCGGGACATCGTGGCAATCGCTGCTTGCGCACCACGACCACCATACCTGAAAAATAGCAAACCCATGCGCACGACGCAAGCTCAAAAAACCGCCATTGCACCCGCCAGCCAGGACAGGCCAGCCACCCGTGCTTCACGAAGCTGGATGATTGCCAGATTCAGGTGCCGCGCTGCCTCGGCGTAGCTCAGGCCGTGCACATGAACATGGACCACCGCTGCATGGGCATCGAGCAGCACAGGATCGGTATACCCCATCCGCTCAAACCGCTGCAGCAGCCGCATGAGCATGAACCCTTCAGTGTCGGTGATGTCGTGGCGGCTGTGGCTGCGGCGACTGCGGCGGTACGTGCCCAGCTCTGCCGCTGCCTGACACGGTGAAAATGTTCCCAGAAAAAACCGCCGCGCGGTCGGATTGTCCTCCAGCCAGATCCCATATCCCTCCAGCCACTCCTCGGCGGTGTGACGCTGCCAGTTGACCACCGGCAGCAGTGTCGGCTTTGACCCCATCATGTACTCCCCCGTCCCATCGCTTCCACAATCCCCTTTGCGGCCTGCCCTGCCATCACCTGCCGGGTGCTGTAGCGCAGCACCAGCCAGCCGTTCAGGGCAGCCCAGTTATATTTTTCGCAGTCATTCTCAAAGCCGGTTCCGCGCGTGTGCCGGCCGCCGTTCCAGATGCCGCCCTCGACCTCGACCAGCACGCGGCCCACCCGGAAATCCGCACGCCAGCGCCGGTCTGGGCAAAACTGAAACTCCCGCTCAAACTCAATCCGCAGGGCCTGCAGTTGCAGCGCCAGGGCGGACTCACCGGGCGACACCGCAGGCCGTTTTTTGGCGGTTTTTGGCTGGGTCTGTTTGCGCAGGGCGGCGAACTGCTGCTCAGTCATGCGCATCAGTCCATCCCCCGCACGATCCTGTTCGGATGGCCGCCGAGGGCCTCCAGCTCACGCGGCCCCAGCGAGCCATGCTTTGCGAAAAACTCCCGGTCCACCTGCTGCTGATTCGGCCAGCGTTCAGCCCGCACTCCAGCATCCAGCAGGACCTGCAGGCCGTCCTGTTTGTCGTCTGGGTCGCGGTAATGCACGGCACGGATGCCACGCGCCACGATCAGCCGGGCGCAGTTGATGCAGGGCTGGTGGGTGACGTACAGCACCGCCCCCGCCAGCTCCACGCCTGCGGCTGCCCAGATTGCCGCTTGCTCAGCGTGAACCACGCTCGACCGGGTGACGCCCTGCGCACACTCGCAGGGCCCACCGTCGGTGCTGCGGTTGTGGCCGAGAAACGTCCACCCCACCGGGTGGACGATGACGGCCCCGACGCGGCGGCGGTTGCAGCGAGAGAGGCGGGCCTGCTGTTCAGCCAGTTGCTGGTAGTCGGTCATGGCAGTGTTACCCCCAGCAAATGCGCATTGATTGCCAGCGAGGCATTCAGTGCACTGCGCAGCTCCATCACTTCGGCTTGCAGGCGTTCGCGCTCTTGCATCGCGTCCTCCGCCAGTTGCGTTGCCCTGCGAGCGGTTTCGTTTGCATCTTTGGCCATCTCAGCCATCTGCCTCATTCCAGCCAGCGATTGCTGCACCAGCCGTTCCATGCGCTCAAATTCGGTCATGCCGCGGCCTCCCGGTTTTTCTGGCGGTTAGCCTGCTGATAGACGTTGCGGTACTCCCGGTTTGCCCGGTGCCATGCCGCAGACCGCCGTTTATCAGCATCAGGGTCCCGGTGATACACGTCACGATTTATCGCAAGACAGCAGTCCACGCACTTGCAGTTGCTCACGTATCGCTCTGTGGTGTCATGGCGGTGACAGAGGCTGCCGTGGTAGCGCGTCTGCCCCTGCAGGAATGCCTGACGCCGGGCGCTGGCTTTGGGCCAGAATTTGGCAATCAGGTCCGGGGGAAAGGCGCAGTCACGGGTGAACCGCTGCAGCTCGCGGATGCTGTACTCCACCCCAGTGCGCTCGGCCAGGGCCTCGATCTCGGCCCAGGTTGGTTTTTTCATTTGGGACTCCTCGCCCGAATCTTGATGCTGCTGGCGGCCAGGTCCTGGCACTCGTCGAACAGG